AAACGCCGTTGATTCAGGGTTGTCGGCGAGATGGTCAAACCTCGACTCACTGGACCAAAGATACTTGAGACACTCCCACTCTCTCCCGTCCCATCCCCAACCAGCCTGAGCGTAGGTCCGTGCGATCCTCTTGCTCTCACGCTTCTCCTCCCAGGTTGCTTTGGTCTGAACCTGAGGTAGCTCTTTGGGTGGTGGCGTTACGCCCGTTGGGTGGCGTATAATCCAGACCATAGACAGGACTATCAGCAAGACTACCCCACTTCTTACCTTCCAGCTCATCTCTTTCCTTCTCCTCTTCTAGTAAATCCTTATACTGATTTGGATAGAGCTGAGCGAGGCGCGTGAGCGCACGATCCCGTGCTCTTCGATAGTTTCTTTGATAGACAGCCTGCTTCATAGCAGATTCTATCCTCTTATTTGCCATTGAGTCTAACCTCCAGCTCCAGGATCAGAGCGAAGAGAGCCATCGAGAAGATCACTCCAAGTCCGAGTAGCCCTATCATCTCGCCATCTCCCTCGCCATTACCACGCGAGCTTCCATTACCAAGACACTCACATCGATCGGCTCGATCACCTGATAGGTGTCCTCTCCCTCTCCGTACCACATCGAGACAGAGATCCGATAGCCGAGTGGGTCTTGGAGGTAGTAATAGACCGCCTCCTCCACCGACTCACCACCATAGATAGGCTCCAGCGTATCCTTCTCCCTTACAGTGTAGAAGTGACTATGCTTCTTCATTGATCCTCTCCTCCTTCTGAGCGTTGCTCATAGCTTCCATCATCCTCATTAGATTCTTCATTCCTAAGTCTCCCTCTCCATTGAGGAGCTGAGAGATCGCAGTGCTCCGGCATAGTTCAGCCTTTGCCTCATAGTATTCCTTATTCATTACCTTCCCCTTCCTCTATTCCATAAGGGGAGGACGATCCTCCCACTAGGTCATCATCACAGAGCGCAAAGTGTTTGACCATAAGGTCAGTATCGATGCGCATATCACAGACATTACAGAGAGCCACTAGTTGCCACCTCTCTCACCTGGCAGAGCGAGATATTCCATATCCTCGATCCGCAGGGACAGGATGGAGACCTCACCGGCTCCACCTTAGAGACTACTTCGATCGAGGCATCGCACTTATGGCAGACATACCAATAGGACTTCCATATATCAGTAGCCATTAGATATTCTCACTCTCCTTATTCTCTCGACGGCAATTCTCACAGAGGTATCCATCTTCAGGATCAAGCTGAGCATCGCACCATTCACAGAGTCTCATTAGATCACCTCCTCTTTCTTGTTGTTTGGGAGGATGATCTCAATATCCATCTCTCTATCAGGATAGACACTCATTAGTTTTCTGACTGCCTTATCTATAGTTTGATAGTCAGCGTAGATCTCCCTCCATCCATATCCATTGACGATGAGATCCCAACCGCTATCACTCTTGACTATCTCTGCCTTCATAGCTTCCTTCCTTGACCTCAACCTTTGAGGTCTTGGCATAGTCTATCAAACGGGTTTCTACCCCATACCATATTCTGATCACTCCTGATCGGGGACACGCCCGACATTCGATCCGACTTGACTAGATAAATCACTACTTATCTGGCAGTCGCATCTCACTATCTCGTGCTCATCACCTAAGGTAATAAGGTAATAGCCTCGCTCATAACAGACTGAACAGCTCATATCCTCCTCACCTCCACCTCGATCAGCTCTCGCCACTCCTCGCGGTTGCGAGTGGTAGCCAACTCATCCAGGAAGTATTCGATCGCCCCCTCCTTAGCGTGGTCAGCGTCCACCCCCTCCCACTTCGTGAAGTAGACCAACTCGAAACGGATATCGTATTCGTTCATCACTCTAAGTCCTTTCCATCGTGGACACATTGACGGCACATATACCAGCCACCGTCCTCCTTGATGAAGGTAGCGGTATCTCCGCATATAAAACACTCGTTCATCACTTGCTCCTCCCCATCTCTTCGATCTTATAGAGCGCATCCTCATAGGTCTTTGCTACTCCCCAGACCTCTCCCTCATCCGTACTTATGTCGTAGTAGTAGTTAGCTCCCGGCGCAAAGCTCAACGGGAAAGTGAGCCTTGCTATCGTATAGTCCTTCATCACTCCTCCTCCTTACATTCATCGCACCAATAGAATGTCTCTCCTCGATGCTTGATCTCGTTTACTTCCTTCTCCTCAGTACAGGAATCGCAGAAGGTGATCATCACTCGCCCTCCCCCTCTACTACTTCGCCACAGTCAGCGCAGGTGTATCCGTCAGGGTATCCCTCAGCATCCACGCGCTCTAATACACCCTCATATAGTGGATTATCCGCACACATAGGGCAGATCAACCCGTCACCTTCCACGATATATCCATAATCGCTCATCACTTACCCTCCTCCGGATAACACTTCTCTACACTTCCATAGCAATAGCCTTGATCCGTGTACCAGACCGAGGTTGCCACCTTATAGATTCCAAAGATCAGCCCAGCTACTAGCGTGAGGAGACCTATCCAAAGGACGATCTCCCCTCTCTTGGTCAGCTTCATATAACCTCTCCTCCCATTAGATCAGCGAGAGCGGTATTCTCCCTAACTACATCTAGATAGTACTTCGCCATCTCCTCCCACTTCACGCGGTAGAGCGATCCGATATCGGTAAGCATCGTGAACACTTGCTCACTACCTTTCACCTCAGAGTAGGTCAGTACTTGATTCTCTATGAAGTCGCGGATCACTTCGCCTAGGTGATAAGGGTTGATCTCCTCACCCTCATCGTGACCTTCTAGCTCTTGCCTCGCGTAATCGGCTACGATCTCCGACAACCCTTGCTCATTCTCGATCCAGAGATTCGCGCACCAAGTCTCACGATTAGTCCATCCCTGAAAGCCTTGCTCTTCCATAGTCTTACCTTTCTCGATTAGAGATGATCGCCTTGATCTCTCTCCACCTCCCTAGAGTAACACACTACCCTAGGGAGATAGGCAAAGATCACGCTAGTCGCGTACTCGCATAGGCATTAGGAGAGCCTTCCAGCTCACGCCTTGGAGGTCTCCCTCTAGGATGACTTCATAGGCGCGGTCTGCCTGATATTGCCGGATGATCACCTGAGCCTTCTTTCCAGCTATCTTTCCGTAATCAGCGAAGAAGATCGGGTTGAAAGAGACATAAGGGAAGTCGATCGGCTTCATAGTCTCATTAGGGAAGAGATGAGCATAAGGCGGAGGCGTATCCGCGTGAGCGGTATAGGTGAGAGTCGATCCTCCTACGACGATGCTCACCAGATCACCGGCAAGGGTCAGCTCTACCTTTCCCCTCTTCTCCTTCGATAGCGTAGAGATGAGAGACTTGGCATCATCATAGGCGAAGCGAATCGGATCACTCTCACCTTCTCCTTCTCCTTCGATCTCTCCCTCGATGAGCCGGAATCTATCGGTGGACATAGCCTTGACCTTGCTACCTTCTCGCCATAGATAGATTCCATTCAGCTTAGAGAGTGTCTCATCCTTAGAGGCGTGAGTGAGAGCTCCCGATAGCAAGGCGTGAAAAGCCTTAGCCTCTATTGTCGCGCTAGTGATGGTCTTCTCTTTGACTTCATTCATTAGATATTCCTCTCGATTAGGTTAGGGGAGCCGGTTAGCTCCTCCCTCCCTCCTAGGGTATCGCTACCCTAGAAGAGAGGCAAGGTCTAACGCCTAGCGAATACGCCTAGACCTCCTCTCTCCTTGATCATCCTACGCGCCTCGCGTAGTGCCTCCTTCTTATTGTAGAAGAGGAAAGCCTCGCGTCCTAAGAAGTCATCATCACTCCACGCGGACACGCGCCACGCTCCGGCGATCTCGCCGGTAGTCACGCGCTCAATATATAGATTCACTCTCTCCATCACTTAGCCTCCTCTTCTAGCTCTCCCTTTAGCTCCTCCACCGCCTCATTGAATAGATCGGTATAATAGAGATAGAGATCGAGAGACATTAGGTTATAGATATCGATCTCTCCACCTTGCCCTAGCTCCTGAGCTCCGCGGTTATTGTATTCGCTAGGCATATTCTGCCACTCTTCAATTATGCGGTTATAGTAGACGGGAAGATAGCCGTCTACCCATTCACCGCGATTATCTTCGATCTCATCTAGAGAGGCGTAGCCCTTCTCTAGCTCTTGGCGTAGCTCTTGCTTGATCTCTTCGATGGTAGTCATTAGTTAGCCTCCTTCTGGCATATGTCGCACACCTTGGAATCGTTAGGAAAGTGAAGAGTGGTGAGAAGATTTAGGCACTTCACGCATATCTCATAGTCTAGTTTCATCACTTATTCTCCTAATTAGCTCATCTAGCGAGCTCTTCGCTAGTGGGATCACTCTAGGGCACTCTCCCCTAGAGAGTCAAGCCATAGCGAGGGGATGTTTCTGGCGTGTCGAGTAGGTGTCTGGATCCACTAGACCGGAAGAGGTGAGCGCGGATCGGCATAGCTCACGGGATCGGATCGGCATAGCTAGGCGATCGGGTAGCGATCGGATCGCGTGAGATCGGGATAGTTATAGGAGAGCCGGAAGAGATATTAGGGAAGAGGCACGGGCGCCAGATAGTGCCGGAGGTGGAGAATCTCGCCGATTCTCACCGCATCCTTTCAGAAAACATCGCCAGAATGCGCAGGGCGACCCCAGGGTGCTAAACTGAGCGGGGATACTATGTGTATACCCACACAAAATATCTCGACTAAAGTCGATCTATATTTGGTGGCCCCCTATTACTGTGCTGTTATGTCCTAATTCGTCCACATATTTAGGTGAACAATATGTGAACTTCATCACAGTAGCGGGAAATAGGGTATTTTTCCCGCCTTATATATAGTAGGGGAGTGAAACGACCCCAGCCCTAGTTTCACTCCGTAGTGGCCGCTTCGCTGGCGCTACGAGCGGCCCTAGGAACTAAGTGGATTTACCCCTCGCACCGCCCTCCAGGGCGGCTCGGGAGCCAAAGCCCGTCAGGGCTAGTGCGGTGCCTAGCACCGCTTGTAGTAGGGATAGTTATATCTACTGCCTACTACCTACCAGAGAGATCTAATGGGCGATAAGCAAGCTGCTGACCTAGCAAAGAAGGTCATCCTAGAATGTCTGGCCGAAGGCCTCACAGTAGAACAGGCCTGCGGAGTCGCAGGCAAGTCAGTCAAAACCTATGAGTACTATCGCCGCTCTGACGCGAAGTTCAAGTCCCTATCAGACCGGACGCGCTTGGGCGCGATCAATAAGAACTTCTCCGAGTCTGAGGTTTCTGACCTAGACTTCGTGAGCTGGCGCTCCCGCTTTCTCAAGTCTGAGACTTTCCCCCACCAGCGCAACCTCATCGATACGATTGAGGGTAGGGATCCCAGCTGGCTCCACCCCTCTATGCGCTTCGAGCGGGGTACGGCTAATAACCGCATCCTCATCAACATCCCACCGAACCACGCCAAGTCGATGACGGTGACTGTGGACTATGTTACCTATAAGATTGTCAACAATCCAAACTTCCGAGTTCTCATAGTTTCCCAGACCCAGCGCTTGGCAGCGGACTTCCTCTACGCTATCAAGCAGCGCCTTACCCACCCAATGTACGAAGAACTCCAGCAGGCCTACGCGGCAGGGGTGGGCTTCAATACCAAGTCTGCCTCCTGGCAGGCTACCCGCGTTACCTTCGGAGAAGAACTTAGAGAGTCCTCTGAGAAGGACCCGAACATTGAGGCTGTCGGTATCGGCGGTCAGATCTACGGTAAACGCGCCGATATGATTATCATAGATGACGCCGTTACCCTCTCTAACGCCAATGACTTTGAGCGGCAGATCAAGTGGCTCACCCAGGATGTACGCTCTCGTCTCAACCCAACGGGTAAGTTGGTTGTTGTAGGTACGCGAGTTGCATCCGTAGACCTTTACCGAGAATTACGTAACCCAGATAGATACCCAGGCGGCCTCGTCCCTTGGACCTATTTAGCGATGCCAGCCCTGCTTGAGCCTAATGAGGACCCTGAAGCCTGGGTCACACTCTGGCCGTATTCAGACCAACCCTTTGATGGACAAGAGGAGAGTGACAAGACCGAGGATGGTCTCTATCCCCGATGGAATGGTCGTCACCTCTACAACGAACGTCAGGCTATGGACGCTTCTACTTGGGCCTTGGTCTATCAGCAGCAAGATATTTCTGACAATGCTGTTTTTGATCCTGTATGTGTCAAAGGCT